CCTTAGACATATCTACAAGACCTGAAGGACAATACGAAATAGAGTCTTCAGTAATCTTTACGCCTTGAGTTGCACCAGATCCAGATTCCCAACCATTTGGATTGAAAAGATAATAGTTCTGAACATCTTTAACAATGTCCATGCCTGTCTTCTGATCTTTATCCTTTTTAGTTTCTCTGACCTTCTTAATCTTACGAGGGTCAACATATCGAACCTCTGTAATACCCTTGCGAGGATTTTTGGGGTCGATAACTTTATGATAGTATAATCTACCATCAACATACCATCGTCTGAAAATGTCATGTCCCTTTTGATTAAAATCTAATAGTCGAAGGACTTCATGGAATTCCTCACGAACTTTTGTTTTAATTTTAGGGGAGACTTTTAGACGATCAAGAGAGATGGATACAGATTGATCCCTCTCATCTGAAACGATTGCTTCGTTTGTAATATCTTCAATCGCACTATCACACTCTGGTTGTTGTGCAATATCACGATATCTTTTAATTAATTCCAGTTCGCTTTTATCACGACCATCCAAATCTAGGACAGACGCATAGTGTCCACCGCCTGAAACTACATCAAGTGTGCCATCATCAGAAGTAGGGGCAGTGAATCCATCACTGCCTCCACCCTGATTAGCTCTTGTAATTTTGAAACCAAAGAGTTCCGCCATACTATAATTCTCCTAATTTTACCTAACTATTTAGTAGGTTTAAAAAGAAGGATTATACTGATGATGCAGAGAAGTGTGTGTATCTCCACGTTACATCAAACTGTTCGACTTCACTTACGGTGTCAAAAGACAAGTCAATCGCTGCAACAGCTGTTGGCCAACAGTTGATAAAGGTATACGTCTTCAGAGCGTTATTATCTCTATCAAGTTGAGTGACAAGAATATCAGTACTATAAGCACTAACATCATTTACACCTTGACTTGTTTCCAAGTCATTGATGCCTGACAACCACTGTTCAAAACCGTTACGAAGACCAAAGTCTGTTTCATTGATTACCGTAGTAGTCCATGTTTCAAACTCTCTGTCTCCAGCAAGGTAAAGAGTTCTACCTCTAAACGGAACTGGAACTTCAGTAATGGTTTGTCCTGGCAAACTTGCTGCTTTGATTAGGAAACTAGCCCTAGAGGCGTCTAGACCGACACCTAAAGGATTAGTTAATGTTACTTGGAATTGATTAGCACGAGCACCACCACCGGCGATGTTCGCTTTAAAATCATTAATGTTTGCTGTACTCATTTTTAGCCTCCTACCTCACTAAATGACACGCCAGTTCTTACGGCGATAAAACTTAGTGTGATAAAGTTAATTGAGCGAGCAGGTTTGATGTAGATATCTGCAACAAACTCATTTCTATCAATTACTTCACCTGTGTTATTTCGTTCATCACATACGACTGAGAAGTCTGTGATACCTCTACGACCTTGCACATCTCTCAAAAATGGTTCAACCATACTTCTAAACTGCGCCTGTGTGAATGCATCGTTAAATTCAAACAACTGGTATTTTGCAGCAGTAGCAATTGCTTTTTCAAGAACAAGGAACAATCTACGGACGTTAATCCTGTCGAATGCACTTGGGCGTGATAGAGCAGTTTTGTCACCGAAGAGAACTGTACCTTGGCCTGGGAATGTAACAACAGGGTTGATACGAGCAGGATATAGGATATCTCTTTGTGGTTTGGTTGGGTTATAAGCAAGTTTAACTGCGCCACGAATCTGTCCTCTGTTGTAACCGCCTGGCGAGAACCAAGGATCAGCAACATTGTCAGCGTTAGCACACAAACCAGCCATATCACCATTCAAAGGAACGAAGCGATATACGTCTGAGTACTTGTCGTACATATACTTGTATCCAGAATCGAATACTGCATATGAAGAACTAGCAAGTCCATCAAAGAAACCTTTGACGTTTGTAGTTTGAGTAGCACCAGAAGTTACACCAACAACATCTGCCCTACGAGGGGAGATGAATGCAACCATATCTTTTCTTGACTCTGCAAGGTCGATAATAGCAGCAGCGTGTGCAGTTCCGTCTGTACCAGCGGGTGATGTACCAGCCATGATTAGGTTAACGTCAACTGTTTCAGTATCAGAGAACTGGTCATAAGCAAGTGTCAATTCACCTACAGATGCAGCAAAGTCATCTTGTCCGATTGACAAAGTGTCAACGTGTGGAAGATGTTGTGCATCAAATACAGTGTCAGTACCAGCAGATGTAAGGTTAGTACCCCAATCTGTTGCACCAGTAGCAGGGTGATCCATCCACCAAATGTGAGTAGAAGCACGATTAACTACTGTTGGGTAGAATGCAGTTCCACCTTGTGGTGTTTTTGCATTTGGGTGCTTTGACAAGAATGCGTGTGTTTCGATAACAGCGTTACCTCTGTTTCCAGCAACATCAATGTCGTAACCAGTGATTTCACCAGTTGTGTCGTATACTACAACGTGAAGTTCGTCTTCAGCAGTAGATAGTCCTTGTGATACAGCCCAGTTTGATGTGCCTGGAGCAGAATCAAACAAGTCATAGAACTTCCAACGTCTACGGATAGTTGTGTCGTCTGCGATTACAGAAGCAATACCACCACCATTTGGATTGTCTAATTGACGAACAGTAAGGTCATTAGTTGCAATTCCAGTAACTTCATACTGTTGTCCAGATTCTTCTTGCAAGAAGATAATATCTCCTACAGAAAAGGCAGTACCGTCATCCACAGTAACAGTTGTGTCACCGACTGCTAATGCACCATCAACTTGGTTTCCAGAACCTAGTACTTCTTCGTATGCTTCAGCAGAAGCACAAACAGATACACCAAGTGCGTTACCCCATGCGCCAGGATACTTAGAAGCCCAAGAACCTACTGAACCAGAACCATCTGCGTAGTTATCGTCATAGAATTGATCGTTTGTTATTTTAAGTCCTAGTTTAACTACTACGTTATTTGAACCAACAGCGGGTGCTGAACCAAATGTGATTGTAGTCGAACCATCGACTGTAAAGTTAGTTGTTTTAGTGCCTGCAATTGTTACTTCTAATAGGTCTGCATCAGATACCGCATTCGACATTGTGAATGTTACAGCTGATCCATCTCCATTGAAAGTTCCGATTGTTGCACCACCGTTTGCTACAGCGTTACGTGCTCCGTTATTCACACGAATAACACGAAGCGCATTACCATAGTCTAGAAAGTTAGCGGCAGTGAACCATGTTTCAAAGTTACTTGAATTTGGTTTACCGAAGAACTGAACGAGTTCCTTCTCACTTCCAACTGGGATGATTTGATCCATCGGGCCTTTTTCGGCTACGATACAAACCCCACCAATTGAAGTTGCGAGAGCTGGAACAACATTAGTCAGATCAACCTCTTTTACGAGAACGCCAGGTGATACTTGAAATGCCATCTCTTTTTTCTCCTTTGTGGATTATTCAATAATTTAGTTATTTTCAAACTTACAATTATATTTATAAAAAACTAAGTTTACACTTTTGTCTTTTATAGGTTCTGCGGCACATAAATAATACTATGTCGGAACACTATCAGAAATACAAAGATACCATTAAAAGAGTATCACAGCGCAATTATAGGGCTCGCAAGATATGGGTTAACGAATATCTTGGGGAAAAGTCCTGTCATTACTGTGGTGAATCTGAAACCGCCTGTCTCCAGTTTTATCCTCACGAGAAGGATATTCGTAGACTAACTAAAAGAAAAGGTCTGAACGAAGAGTCTAGGACTGAGGTTAGAATTCTAATCAACATGTCCAAGGTAGTCTGTGCAAACTGTTTCCTTAAACTAGAAAACGATATTATTGATATTATGTAGGGTTTTTGATATCTCTACCAATCAGAATCATACTGTCGTACTACTGGACTCCAGCGTGTACCATATTCATCTATAATAGTTTCTCCATATGGAGATTGTAACCCATCGTCCATGAATCCAAATGGAGCCATGTCTTGTTCTAGTTGATTCTGTTGTTCTGAGTACATTCTAGCACGAATATCATCGTCTGTCAACTCTTTGAAATATGTTTGTTGTACCAACCATCCAAATATAACACAGCACATCGCCAAGTCATCTGAGTGTCCGTCTTCTGCTTCGTAGGACTGTCCTTTCAATATAAAGGTAGACCATTCGTTAATTAGTTCATAATCATTGACTACAAGTTTATCTGTTTCAATAATTTGTTTGATGTTAGAACAACCCATCTTCTTTACTGCTTTAGTTGTTCTTACCCCCAACTGCGCTTTACCACCACTGAAGCCACCCCCAACGACTTGCCCCGCTCGACCTCGCATACTTGCCATAATAAGGTTCTCATACTCCAAGTCAAACTGTAGAGCAGTCGCAACCTGTTCACCAATATCATTTACCTCAACTAAGACGTAAGCTTGGTTATAAGCGTTAGCAACATCGTATATGATGTTTGGATATAGTAGTGGTTTAATCTCGTTATTACGATACTTTGCAACAATCTTATAGGGTACTGTTGTTACGTCAAATACAATAAATGCAGAGTAATCATTACTTGTACCCCTAGCAACGTCTGCGACAATAACGTATGTATTTTTAGGTTCTGGACGTTCATGCATATCCAACCCAGCATTAGATGTGATTGGATTATGAAATGCCATCGTTTTAATCTTAGATGGATGTATTAGTGTGTTTGCAGAACCAAGGAATTCGCACTCAAACTCTCTTTGAAACTGTTCTAAGGATGTGTTCGCAATAGTCTCTTCACGCCATTTTGCATCTCTGCCAGGCACTTGACTCCAGTGAACATCTACGATATTATATGAGTTACGTTTGTTCTCTGCATCTGTCCACAACTTGTAGAACATGTTCATACCATTTGGAGTTGATACGATAACAACCTTAGTAGACTTACCAGATGATATTGTAGGATACACCGAACTAAAGAAGTCCTCTGCGACATTCTGTGGTACGAATGCAAATTCGTCTAGGAACAGCATATTGTAAGAACCACCACGAACAGCAGATGATGATGTAGATGATGCTACAACACGAGAACCGTTCTCCAAGTCCACTGAACCTTTATTCCAAGATACAACTCCTTGTTGTAACCACTTAGGTAGGTTCTCATATGCAAGTTGCAAACGTCCAAGAATATCTCGTGCAGTCGCAGCTTTGTTGGCAAGGATTGCAACATTCATGTTTGGATTAAATAGGATATAGTGTAACACATATGATACAAGTGTGGTAGACTTACCAGACTGTCGAGGCAACTTACAGATAGTGAACCTGTCGTTGTGTATTGTGTTTACAATATCTTCTTGGAAATCATAGAGCTCAAAGGGAACTAGTCCCTCATCAAGTGATACAATTTTGATGTAGTTTCTGATGAAGTATATGGGGTCTTCCATACACTTCTGATACTCTAAAATATTATCCTTTGTCCAGTTTACAGGGACATTAGATTTTTTTAGTAGTGGATTTCCAAGGTAGTGTTCATAATTATCAGACATATCATAACTTAATCTGCGGCAGCGATAGTTAAATCTCCTGCCTCTACTTGACGCATGATTTCATCGTAATGGCGGTTGCCTTCTGAGATTGGGACATACATATCTGTACCATCAATCGTTACTTTGATGGAAGAATTGTTTCCATCCATATCTGAAATATATTGTGCTGATGTAATATTCATTTCGTTCATTTCTTATAACTCCGCATCAAAGGCAATGTATCCACCTATCGTTTTACCCTGCAAAACTGCAATTGCACCATTTGTGCCAGCATATGCACTACTTGATAAACTCAGTCGGCAAGCAACAGGTGAAATATTAGCTGCTGACAAACTAGAAGAATTTGATGAGTCAACTGTACTTTGCATTCTAAAATTCCCACTAGAAGAGAATGTTGGGGCGGAACGCATTTGTTGTTCAAATTGAGTAATAAAGTTGTGTGTTCCAGTAGTGCTTGCCCAACCAGATGCATGGCCAGGATAATCATTATCAGCATCTATTGTGCGGCGAATATAATACCTCTGACAAGTAGTTAGTTCTTCTGCGTATGGACGGTGATCATACTCTGTGGCAATTAAGCCTTCTTCTAATTTTACGCCTGTGAGATTAAGTGTTGCACCTGTAGTTTCAACAAGTTTAACACCGCCTGTTAGTCCCATATGGCCAGGACTATCACCAGCTTGCCATCCAACTGAATTCGATCTGGTTGGGCCCTCACCTAAATCCCAATGAATAGAAATACCGACACCATTTGTATCAGTCCATGTCCCTGATGTGATTGTTGCGGCAGGGACAGTTACAGTTTTATATTCCCAAACACCTGCAGTATTTATTTTAACTGCTGTTGAAAAACTGTGTCCTTGTCCAGCAGTTTCACTAGAAAAAGAAACATATCCTGTTTTATTTGATTTTACCCAAAAA